TGCTGCCGATGAATTGGTTATCGCTAATGGCAAACCCAGGAAACGGATTTCCATGATAATGAGAATGGGATATATTTTCCATGCTTGGTTGCTAGTATGGGAGGCGATTCTTACTGGGGATCGCCTCTCTTTTTGATACTTCGCGGAGTTCACTATACAAGTGTCAAATACTGTAGCAAGCAATATTTGACACATTTTGACACATCGTCCTATCCCAGACGTTACCCATGGGTAACATTGTCGTTATTGGCGTCCGTCAAAGTGTACCTAGAGAGTGTACCTTTCGCTCTGCCTATGCTTCCCCATTAGCCCCGATTCCTTCCGATGTCACCCGATAAATCACACGGTATGTTCCATGTGGAACCCGCTTGAATAGGGGATATAGCGAGATTTAGCGGGAAGGCTAGGTACAGATCGATTTCGGTCGGTAGATAATACTTTTCTGACTCTTAATCATTCGGCTCCGGGTTCGAATCCCGGACGGTGCAAGCCTTCAGTATCAATTAGTTACAACCGAAACCCGACCAGTAAAAAAACGGCTATAGGTACGTTTTAGGTACACTCAGGGAGCATGTCACCCATGGGGAACGCTCGGCCGGGTAATTTCCGAATGTGACGCCATTCGGAATTCTTGGAACGGTTGTTTTCACCGGCGGCCTTGGGGCCAGCAACGCTTTTCACGAAATTTCGAAAAAACGGCGGGCCGCCTATGCTCGGCATCAAGTCATTGCCGGCGTCGACGTACTCGAGCCCGTTGGCGATACGCCAATCGAGGTCGATCTCAACATTCAGTTTTTGCGGAATTACTCGACGGATCCTTCAAGTGGAATCCTCCAACTCGAGGCCCTTATGCTCACCAAAACGAGCGTTCCTCTGGTGATTGGAGGCGTCCCGGTCGGCCGCGGTCTTCTGAGCCTTTTTGCGGTGGAGGAGGTAAGCGCGAAAATGAAAAAGTTTCAGTCGGCCACATTGGTTGCCGTCGACGTTTCGGTGCGGCTGATTGAAGACGCTACGCCGCTTACCGGGTTCGGGATCTTCGGAAGTTTATCTCAAATTGGCGGGGCCCTACTTTCCGGAGCCGGGGCTAACGTTCAAGCAATCGCCGGCACATTCGCGTCAAGCGCTTTAGGTGCGATTCCATCGGCCTCAAGTCTCTTCAGCCCGGCCGCTGGCGTGCTTTCCAAGGTGGCCAGTGTCTCTATACCTCGGATCCTTTAGATGGCTATTCTAGCGAGTTTTGGAGCGTTGGTTGGCGGCCGTGAATACGTGGTCAACGGCAATTTCCAATATGATTTCACGGCCCCATTTGATTCGGTCGAAATGGTGTTGCAAAACATCTATGAGACGATTTGCACGCCGCTCGGCAGTCTGGTCTTTTTCCGATCGTATGGCACCGATTGGTCAATAATCGATCAGCCCGGAAATCTGGTCAGCTACCAAGCTCAGGTCAATGTCCTAATGGCCTGCAGTCGTTGGGAACCGCGGGCCAAATTCAAGCGGATTGTGCTGACGCCGGCGAACCCTTCCAATTATTTGGCCGGTATTTGGGATCTTTATTGCGAATTAGAAATTGATTTATCGGCTGCCATTAACAACGTCCTCTACGGGGCCCCGGGGCCAACCGAGCTCTGGTGTGTCGCCGGCGACTTGTCCGGAACGGCCCCGCCGGTCGTGAAACAACTCACCGGCCTAATGTAGGCGGTAATTTCCAAGCGTGAGCAATATCCCGCCACCTTGGATCAATCTTCCGGCCATTTCATTTGCGGACGTTGACGTGGCCACAATGGTCAACCAGATGGTGGCCGGCTACCAAGCGAGTTGGTTAGCCCAAACCGGCGAGCAAGTCGTTTTGACGCCATCCAACCGGATTTATCATCATATCCTCGCGATTGCCGGCTATCTCGAAAACGCTTATGAGCAGCTAGACATAGCCTGCAAGCAAAACGTGCTTCCATTGGCCCTTGGGGGCTTTATTGATAACCTCGTTTCGATGTATGGGCCGCGATCGCTCCGGTTGGGCGGAAGCGAGGCAACCACGACTTTGCAATTTACGTTGCCGGCCGCACTCACAACGCCGGTGACCATTCCATCCGGTACGCAAGCCGGCTCGAGTTCGACAAACGGAAGTCTAGTGTTTGCAACGTTAGCTGACGCCATTATCCCGGCCGGACAAGTCGCCGTCAATGCCTCGGCCGCGTGCACCGTGCCAGGGGCCCTTGGTAACGGAGCCCCGATAAACTCAGTCACTACGCTAATCAATTGGAGTCCTTCGTTTGTGGTTTCGGTTTCCAACACAACCGTGTCAGGCCAACCGCCGGAAACCGCCGGCGTAGATCCAGAGAGCGACGATAACTATAAAAATCGGATGTGGTACGTCACGGACTCATTTAGTACGTGCGGACCAAAAAAAGCCTATGAGTTTTGGGCCTTAACCGCGGATCCCAATATCACCCAAGCAACGGTGATGGGTCCCGAGGATGGGTTAACGCCAGGCAACGTTTGGGTCACCATCGCCGGCCCGCAAGGACAGCAACCGACATCGGCTCAAATTCAGAGCGTTTACAACACCTGCAACGCGGACGACAACCGGGATTTATGCGCTCAGTTAACCGTTGCCGGCCCAAGCGGGATCGCTTTCACGGTCAACGTTTCCTATGAGGTTCCCGACTATAACATAAACCAACTCTCGGCGATTCAGACCAACGTTCGTAATGCCGTCAACTCGACAATTCAGACTTGGACATGGAACCTGGCAACCGACGTTGACCCCTCAATAATGGAATGGGCAATGGTGCAAGCTGGCGGGGTCCAAGTCTCGGTTATTGCGCCAGCGGCCCCGATTGAGGTTAGCCTAAATCAGATCGCAATTTTGACTGACGACCCGATTATTACCTACATCGGCCTCGAATCGTGAAAACCATTGTCGATTGTAGTCTGGCGGATTTCTATACGCCACCATTAGCCGGGGATCAGCAATTCGTCGCGTTAGCGGCCGCGATCGATCCACTTTTGCAACAATTCGTGGCGGATCTTCAATCGGCCATCATATACGCCAATATCGGGAACCAACCGGAATGGTTGCTTGATTATCTAGCGCTCTATTGTTTCGACGTTGATTACTACGATCCGAGTTTACCACTAAATACGAAGCTATTGCTAATTGAGGATGTTATTTATCGAAAAGCGATCAAAGGGACGCCATTTGCCATTCGGCATTATTTGGGGCTCGCATTCGGTTCGGCGGTGATTATCGAATGGTGGCAGGAACCGCAATACGGGAACCCGGTCGGCCAGCCAAATACGTTCAGAGTCCAAATTGCGGATCCGCTCGTTGATACAACCAAAGTCGCCTCCATTATCCGGCTCATTATTCAAGTAAAAAACGCTCGGAGTTGGTTCGGCGGAATATCGTCAATGACCTATGCCCGAATGCCGACCATGAATGCCGGCGTTGGGTACGCGGACTACGCCATTTATGCGCTTCTGACTTTTCCCGTGGCAGTAATTTAGCCCAATGGCCTTCGTTACCAATACTTGGACAAATCAGGGAATTTCCCTCCTGACCCAGATTGTCGCGGGTAGCGGCTATTTTAATATCACCCGGGTGGAGGCTGGCCAGGGTTATCCGACCGGAAGCGACAACCCGGCGACATTTGTCGGCTTAAAAAGCTACGTGATGGATGCTCAAATCACGTCGCTTAACGTTGAGGCACCCTATCAAGCAACGATCCGGATCCGCGTTGCCTCGCAATATGCGCCTCAGACATTCAATTGGAACGAATTCGGCATTTTTGGTAATTCGGGCAGTGGTCCGAATATCATGTTGGCATACGGGACAACCGGAGCAAACACGGGCGACACAGTAACTCCGGGCGGATCCGCGGCCAACGTCAACCGGGATTGCGCCGTAATCCTCCCCTTTAGCAATCAATTATCGGTCACCACAACGGCGACGTTGAACCCGGCTCCGGAATTGCACGCTGTCACGCACAGAAGCACCGGAGCCGACCCGCTAGCGATAGCCCAAAGCGCCACAAGCGGGGTTGCGCCACCAACGCCAAACAATGCCAGCATGGTCTTGCTCGGCGGGACTACGGCAGCATGGGGGGCAGTTCCACACCACGCACCGACTCATCTTGATAACGGCACCGATCCAATTCCCGTCACAACCACGGCGCATGACGGGTTGTGTCCGCGGCTGAACGGGGATCCGACAAGCACGCTCCGCGGTGACGGGACTTGGAACACGGGATTTGTGCCGGGGCTAGTTTTAGATTTCGCCGGTTATACTCCCCCAAACGGTTGGCTAATCTGCGATGGTCAATTTTATGCGACTGCGTCTTATCCGAGTTTGTTCGCGGTCCTCGGGTACAACTACGGCGGGAGCGGGGCCAGTTTCGCCGTGCCGGATTGTCGCGGCCGGGCGGTTATTGGTGCGGGTCAGGCTCCGGGGCTATCAAATCGGCCAATAGCGTCAAAGGGAGGGGAAGAAACGCATCAAATCAGCTTGGCCGAGATGTACCCGCATATTCACGGTATCAACGATCCCGGGCATGCTCACTCCGTCTATGATCCAAGTCATAATCATAGTGTTTATGATCCTAGCCACGCTCACGGGGTCTATGATCCCACCCATGGCCATAGCACCTATGATCCCGCCCATTTCCACGCCTATATTAACCCAGTCGGAGAAGGCTTGTGGGTAAGCTTATTAGCTCCGGAATACGGGAATCAGATCTATGGCCCCGCGGGTGGAACGAACACTTCCTCTAATCCAAGCGGCGTCGGGGTTTACGGAGCCCGTACCGGAATAAGCATTTACGCGGCCGGGACCGGAATTAGTAACTACGGGAATTATACGGGAATCGGGATTTACGGAGCCGGTACAGGAATATCGACCCAATATTCCGGTAGTGGGACCCCACACAATACAATGATGCCATTTATAGCCATGAATAAGATTATTAAAACATGAGCGTACACTATAAAATTGATTTATACACGAAGGCCCAACTGGCCAAACTATCTGTTAAGCTCGGTGATTTAATCGAACTAGATGTCCCGCAACCGGATGGGTCGGTGAAAAAGACTAGTTGTCTCGTCAAAAACACCGAAAGCGATGCGGCCGGGACAGACCCAAACACGGGCGAAGAATTAACCCGGGTAATGCTCACTTTAGAAAACCAGTAAGGTGGCCATCCAGCACGATATAACCGTAGACGCGGACCGAGATTATTATCTCTCGGTCATCCTGCAGACCGGGCTAACCAACCCGGCGAATCTGACTGGCTATATCGTCACGATGGCGGTAAAAAAATCGATCAATGACGCCGACGCCCAAGCGCTTTTTAAATCACAACCTTATTGGAGTAATCTTCCTTTCGGCCAATTCATATTTCACATTCCCCGAACGACAAACAACGCTTGGTGGATTCCAGGGAGCGGGCCAATTACTGCTACGATAGTCTATGATGTAGCCGCTCAAGACGCGGCCCCGAGTCCCAATTGGATAACCTTCGTTACCGGCAATGTGACGGTCAATGGACCCGTTAGCCGCACTATACCCTAAGATATGCCAGCGACTTATCCGCCAGCCGAAACCTTAGTTATTACAGTCGACGATACTTTGCAGGCTGTTAGCCTCGCTTTTGACACGAGCGCTATTGTCATCCCCGAGCCACAAACCCAAACGGTTGTGTTGGCCATGGAAGATATGATGGGGCAACCCGGCCAACCCGGGCCGCCTGGCATTGCCGGAAGTCCCGGGCCGCAGGGTCCCCCTGGTGGAAGTTCGAATCTGTTCCAATATTCGCTCAATTCCCAAGTAGTGAGTCCCCCAAGCAATGGACAAATTCGGCTTAACAATAGCAACCAACAATTGGCGACATTGGCTTGGATTTCTTACAATACCCAAGACAATATCGATTCAACCGTAGCTTGGAAATTCGCTAAAGCTGGCGATAAACTTTACATTCAGGATAAGAATAATTCGACTAACGCCCAACTCTATCATTTAACAGCGGATGCGGTCGATCATACAAGCTACGCTCAATTAGCAATTGCCTGGGACCAAACGGGCGGTAATCCCGTGCCGGCTCAAATTTGTTTGGTTGCGGTTACTCGTCCCGGGGCACAAGGGCCGCCCGGGGCCGCGGCAACTATCAATGTCGGTACTACTAGCACGCTTAGTCCGGGATCGCTCGCAACTGTTACCAATATTGGGACCACAGCGGCCGCGTTATTCAATTTTGGGATTCCGGCCGGCCAAACCGGAAATCAGGGTACAATCGGAAATCCCGGGCCCGCTGCGACGGTTAACGCTGGCACAACCAGCACCTTAACACCCGGCAGTAATGCTACTGTTACCAATGTTGGTACTACGAGCGCAGCAATATTTAATTTCGGGATTCCCCAAGGTCTTCCAGGGACAGGCTCGGGCGACATGACGAAAGCCATCTATGACACTGATAATAATAATGTCGTTGATACCTGTGACAGCCTCGCTTATTCCAAATTAACCAGTGTTCCGGCTAGTTTCACGCCAAGCGCGCATGCTAGCACTCATGTGACGGGCGGGAGTGATATAATCCTTGCGGCGAGTGCGAGTACTGCTGGATTATTAAATAAACTGAGCGGGAACACAACCGACTTTGTCGACGGTACGAACACTTGCCAGGCGTTAGCACCGCAGATCTGGAGCGTTCGCCTGAGGTCGTATAACGCGATCGGCAACCCAGGCGGAGAAGTGGATCAACGCAACGTTTTTGCCTTGGTTACTAACCCTGCTGGTGGTTCGCTGCCCATAGATCGATGGAGCGTTATGCGCGGAGGTACAAACGTCTGGAATATTCAAAGTGTTGGAGATTTAAGCGTTAATGTACCGGGAACCAATTTCCGAATCAGCCGGACCTTTATGCGCATTACGCTTACGACCCAACAAACAACGCTTGCCTCGACTGATCGCGGTGGGATCGCTCAAGCCGTTGAAGGTCCGATGTGGCGGGAGCTATCCAATGACGTGCATTCTGTCAGCCTGTTAGTTAGATGTTCAAGTCCGCTTAAATTCGGTTTGTGTTTGAATGATAATGTTGCCGCTTATTCACTGGCTAAGCTTTGTACGATTTCGATTGCAAATCAGTGGACACTCATAACACTGCCGAATCTGCCGATCTGGACTCCGTCTGGCACCTGGGCTACAGTTGTGGGCACTACGAGTTATTATTTTCGAATAACTCTGATTGCCGGTAGTGGAATGCAACCATCAGCTAATGACGCGTGGGTAGCGGGCGCTACCTTTGGCGCGTTAGGTCAGGATAACTTCGCGGCCTTACCAGTTAACTCTACCTTCGACGTTGGCTACGTCCAGCACGAGCCAGGTCCAGTCTGTACGAGCTTGCAGGATAAACCGTTCAGCGTGAACTATGATGAGTGCCTGCGCTATTACGCCAAATCATGGAATTTCGCGACTGCCGCAGGCACCGGTGGCAGTGTACCAGCTCCTACTACGCTTTATGCTCTAGTTGCTGGCACCAATCTGTGGACGAGTTTGGTATTCAAAAAGAAAATGGCCAAGGCACCGACGATGACAGCTTATAGCCAGGTTACAGGTGCAGCTAACATGGTGCGATTCGGCGGGGCGGATGTTGCGGTAAGTGGCGCCATTACTGCTGGTGAAGATGCTGGCCCAAATGTTATTACGGTTACAACAAGTCAGGCAATTGGGACCGGCTATTGGCATTGGACCGCCGACACCGGCTGGTAAACTCTTTTATGGTAAAACTATGTATAGATCCCGGCCATGGTGGTACTGACACCGGCGCTTGCGGCCAAAATGGTCTAAAAGAAGCTGGTGTTAATTTGGCTATCAGTCAGTATCTGGCCAATTATTTATTGGATCTCGGCGTCGATATTTTACTAACTCGAGATACAGACGTTTATGTTGGGTTAAATGACCGCTGCGAAATATCAAATAACTGGGGTAGTGATTATTTCGTAAGCGTCCACCAAAATTCAGATGGGCCCTCGGCCTGCGGAATTGAAACGCTCTACGTTAGTAATGCTGGTTTAGACTTAGCTATTCCCGTTCAAGACAATATGATTACTGCTACGGGCGACGTTGACAGGGGTGTAAAAAAAAGGACAGATTTAGCGGTCTTAAACGGCACAAACTGCCCGGCGATATTGACAGAATCGGGGTTTATCTCCTGCCCGGAGACTGAAGCGAAATTAGCCACAAGCGAATATCAACGAACCATTGCCGCGGCGATTTCTCGCGGGCTTGCCATTGCGTTAGACCTTCGAATGCTCTAAGGGAGGGCCGGTTGATAACCGAAATTGGCCGGCGGATGATACTTTTGGAGCGTGCACAACAATTCCGGCCGGAAGATTAATTGACCGCCGGCGGCCCGGAAATCCCGGCAAAAATGCGGGTCTTCCCCTTTCACGTCACGATAGGGCACACCGAGGTCGAAACCGGCCCGGTTAAGTAGATGCTGGTTACCAGAGCAATACGCCGTAGCCGACCAGCGGGGATGGTCCCAAGACTCATAGGGAATCGTGAATGGATGGCCGTCCATCTGGAACCCGGCCCAATCGTACCAACGCCGGCCGTCAAAATTATTAGTCCGGCCGGTCATTAAGACCGGGAATTCGTAATAAATCTTGGCGAGCTCGCTAAAGTAATTCTCGGCCGGCAATGCGTCCTCATCTCCGAACCAGATCCATTCAACCGGCCAGGGCAATATGGGCAACGCGCTTGCTATGGCTAGCCGGATCCGTTCGCGATTGATCCCCGTGGCGTCATGGCTATCGGGGCCGGCCCAAGTGTTTATGTGCCGGATTTTCGGATTGTACCGGAAAAAGTTGTAATCGCGATATTTGCCAGTCGGCGTTAAGACCCACACCGCGCCGACTTCCGGGGCTCCTACGATTCGCTCCAGTATTCGCTCGGCCATTTCGTAGACACCTAGGCCGGCTAGAATGCCTACCAGTATCATCGCCGCCGGCAAATAATCCAAAAATGTTCAGATCGGTAAATCGGATCATCGGGGAAAAGCGGATGGGGCACAATTTCAATAGAATAATTCCAGTCCGGTAACAGAGCATTTAACCGGCTGAAATTTGCGGCCGAATGAATCTCAATGAGCAATACCGGAGAGTGTTCGCGGATGAGGTTTTGCGCTCCGCTAATGCATTGGAATTCCGCGCCTTCAGTATCGCACTTGAAAAAATCTATTTGGCCGCTAATCCCTAGCGAATCCAATCGGACTGCAGGCAACACAATGGTTTGCAATATCTCCCCAACTACTCCGATTTGGCCGAGTAACGTTCCCGAATTAAACGCCGATAAATGATCCGGGCAAACGTAGCGATTGAATGTCAAAGGCTCTTCCCTATCCCACGCCGCGACCGGATAGACGGTCACATTTGCCGGCAAATCCTGTCGCAATTCTGGCAGTACTTCCGGATTAGGCTCGATTGCGTGGACGTGCTCGAATCGAGTCGCCAACCATCGCGTCCACGTTCCCCGATTAGCGCCAACATCAATGCAATCCGCGCGTTTTTCGGGTACGGCAAAATGTAACCATGGTTCGTAATTCATGGCAGCACCGCCCAATCATACCGGCGTGGATAATCGAACCAACCGGGTTTGTAAGGCCGAGCGTATCGATGGTAATAAAGGGCCGCGGTGATGCCGGCTAGGCTTTCGATCAAATGATAAAACGAACTATCTATGCAATGGATTTCGTGAGCCCGGCGCAAAATGTCCACGAATTGCAGAATTGAACCGCCATCTTCAAACGGTCGGTAAACATCCCGCTCACCGATCCCTCGGGAAACAATGTGATACCCGCGGGCCGGACAATCGTGCACAAAGAGCTTTAAATCGGTTTTTGCTTGAGCCACGCGGCCGACAGCCTTTTCAATCGGGCAAGCATCCCAACGGACCGCGTAATCGAATCCCAATTGGGAATAGAAAACTTCCGGAAACGATAAATCTCGCCGTTCTTGCCGGGAAAGATAAAAGCCACTCCGAATCTGATGGAACGGATCCGGCAAAATGGACTCATCGGGCACGCCATACGGTCCCGGGCAATTGCGAGGCACCGCAACCGGGACGACCCCGGGATAATCAGCGAAAAATGAGCGGACACTTTCCAAATGATGCTCGTAACAAAAAATCCGGAGCTGGCCATGGCATTCCACTAACCGCACGATAGCCCCGGAGAGCAAAATCAAATCACCGAGGCCAATGTGGCAAAACAAGGTAACCATCTAAAACAATTTCTGGATAGCGTCGAAGATTTCCTGATAGCTCACGCCGGCGTAAACTTCGCACGAAGTTTGTTGCGCTCCTCGCGGACATTTATGGGTCGGTAATTCCGGCAGGAAATTGAAGCAAGGGGCATTCGGGCAGAGCTCGCGGTGGAAAAGGTGGATTTGATTCGGGTAATACGCGGTTCGCGACTCCGGACTAAACGGACCCCAAATTCCGAGGGCCGGAACCTCAGTGGCCGCGGCGAAATGTAAGGCCGCGGAATCCGGCCCGATCACAAGGTTACTTCCAGCGATAATGTTCCCGAACATTCGTACTCCGGGGATCCGGCCGGAAACGTCAATCGCGGTTGGACTCGAATCGATTAGAGTCTGAATTGATGGTGGAAACGGTTTGTCATCGGCGCAAATGATGGAAATTCCGCGGGACCCCGCGAATTCGTTGGCCGCGGCTAGAATCATTTCAACCAATTTAGGCGGAAATGATCGGACGGCATTGGTTGTCCGCAATTGTACGAAAATGTAGCCTTTGGCTAGGTTGCGGTTACTAGCTATACTGAGCTCTTTTAACCATTCGATTCGCCGGATTGTATCTTCGGCGCCGAGCATAAAGACCGGGCGCTTATATTTCGCCGGCACCCTTTCGGCTTCAACGCCCATCATGGCGAAAAGCCGATCGTAAATATTCGGTTGTTCACTGTCTGAATCCCATTCGCTCGCCGATTCAATAAAAAAACAGCGGTCGAAAAATGGCCGGCCCTTCGAACGCCAGACGGCGTCTATGTGCAGCGGAACGGCTAACGGAGCGGCCCCGATGTACGGATTTCCCGCCCACACCGATTCGTGGACTTTGTCACAAAGCTGGTAAGCTTCAGCGCCGAGAATTTCCCGGGCGTAACGCGACAAGGCCGAACAAATCAATTGATCGCCGATTCCGCGATTCCGGTAAAATAGGAGTCGTCGCCGTTTCCATGTCGCCGGTGTCGGTAATTCTTTTAAGAGCGGATTTAGATCGGTGATTTCGTAAATGAAGGCATTCGATCCCGGATTGGTCTGAATGCTCATCGCGTTATCATCATCGAAAATCAACCGTTCGCCCGGATTTACACTGATTTGGGTTTGTTGGGGCCCGTAAGTAGTCGACACCGAAACCCGCTTGGAAAAGGTAATGATTTTCATTTCGATTAACCTTCACATTGGGCCGCCATCAAAAATAATCGCCTTTGATTGCATTTCTGGGTACGCGGTTGTTTCGAGTCCTACAACGCTCAATCCGAGCGGGCCCGCGTGCTGCCGGCCTTGAATGCCGATTGTCGCATTTAAATTGCTGTCAGGCGTCACTGGAATCCAGAATGAGAGATCAATATCGTTAACATCGGTGTTCGTCTTTTTCGTAAAACAACTGTGATAGGTCCGGCGATAATGCGTGGTGCCGTCAGCCGACCAATCGCAATAAGCTTGTGAACCCGCACCCGCGGTCCACATAAAATGGAGACTGAGTGCCACTTGAATTAATGTCTGTTCACTACGGACACAGCTAATCTGCATCGGCCCAAATACGTAGAGCCACGCGTCAAGCGTGACAAAATCCGTTTCATGTAGATCGATTTCGAGTGGCGTATCGCGCAACCGCCCGAAAATGCCAGTACCTAGTAGAACATCCCTAACATCATTTGTCGGCGCGGGCACTATACCGGCGACTAACGGCGTCACGATTGGCGCGTGCGCGTCTTTATCCACATTGCCATCGTTCATTAAGCCGCCCACGTCGCCGTCATCACGCGGAATATTTTCGAAAGTGACTACGTTCCCGTTAATCGCGCGAATGACGCCATGCATAAGCAGCACGCCATCGGTCAAATCGTGGAACTGCCCAACCACCATATATTGGCTAGATGCGAGAACGACATCAACATAGGTGGCCGTAGGCGGAATCTCGAAAGAACTAAACGTTGTGAGAGACATGCTAACTCCCGCCACCGGAACCATCGACGTTGGTTAAATGCGGGTTAGCCGTTCCGCCGGCCGCAAACGTGCAAACCCCGTCCACTTTGAGCGTGCCGGTGATATGTACCGGACCTTGTAAAGTTATCGTGCCGGCTTGAACGGTGGCTGTAGCGGCCGTTACAGTCGCATTGCCTCCCACGTTAGCGGTCAGGTCGCCGTTGGTCGCCAAGTAAAGCGTGGAAATCCCGTTTATTGATAAACAACCGACATCCGGATCGTATTCGAAATAGGATCCGTCATCGGCCTGCATCGCAATTGCGTTAAGGCTCCGCGGCTGAAACCCCGGATTATTGCTCGTGTTATGGGTGCACACTACAACGCCATCCTCAATTCCGGTCGGGTAATGAAGGACGGTCACGGTGTCGCCGACCCGCGGAACATAATGCATCCCGCAATTAGCACTCCCTTGTTTACCGATCGGCAGCCAGGCCGAGGTTACTCCGCGGTCATCATAGCTGACCCGGACTTGGGGTCCGAATTGGCCGGCCTGTCGGTCGACTACTACGCCGAAACGAACTACGTTGTGGAACGTCGCCCGATCGTCGGCCGAGCCATAGTCGGGAAGATTCATTGAACATCCGCCGGCCGGTGAAAACTGATCTTGGTATTCGAGGCGGATTTTCCGGTGATTGAGTGGGTGACTTCCTCAACCGTCCAAATACCGTCATCAATATCGGGAGAGAATCCGGACATTTGGTAGTTGTTGCCGGCTTCGACACTCAAATCTAAAAGCGTCGTAATGGCCATGGTGTGATGCTTCCGGTTCTTCTGTTTCAGTTTACTGACGGCCGCTTCTTTCGCTCGAGCCTGACGGTCGGGATTCTTGGTCTTGGTATTGAGCGGCGTATTTAACGGCGCTAATGGCGGAAGCGTTATATGGGTTTGGGGAATATTGTCACTAAGGTTTGGCATTAGAAAAGAGTGACTTCTTCGCCTGGTAATTGAGGCCCGGGATGTACAGTATAATGATAGACCAAGTGCGGAGCCGTTTGTGTCATTTTGCTATCAACGGCCGTGGCCGTGGTTGTCGTCCCGTCCTTTGGATCCTTCCAAGCAAATTGAGATTGGGCATAGACATCCTCGAGCGAATCGTGAAATTCCCAGTTTTCGATTCCGTTCCCGTTTAACCCCCCAACGATTCCTATTGGAGTAGTAACCGGGCAGATAAACGTCCCAACCGGGCCGGCATTTTCGATGTCTTTATAGTCTCGGATAGTTAGGATCCCATCCTTTATCTTCATTACATGATCATGCTCGGAACAAAGCTTAGAGAGCATGTAAGCGTCCGAATGGTCGTGTTCATCCGCCCGAGCGATTTTCGGATTGTCGGTCGGCATATAGCGCAACGTCAGCTTGTTATCGGTCGCAATTTGGGTGGCAATCGTTTTGAGATCGGTGTTTTCCCATGCCCGGCTTTTCTTGGTCAGTCTAACATCCGAATCAACCGGGACGCTCGTTGCACTAAGTTGGATCGTGGTTCCACGATGTTTATCTTGCCGAATCCGAATAGTTTTAACGGTCATCTGACCCATGGTCCGGGTAAAAGCTCCGACCGTTAGGGAAAGCGTAAATTGGGAAGCATTGGCGACGGACCAACTTTTGCGAAACTGGCCGTTTGGATCCGCGAATTCGATATCGACTGTATCGCCCATTGCGCCGACTCCGCCACCATGGCCGACTGATTCCTTGTATACGAGACTGATTAAATTCGGCTCAATAAAGCTAGTCGCATTGCTGCCGGCCACCGTAATGGTTGGGATAACATGAGGCGTCATAAGGTCAGAAAAGAACTAGACCAGGGTTGGTTGCCCACGTTGGCGGTGATTTGGACTTGCGGACATTCGATAACTACGCCGGCATCAAATTCGACTACGCCGGCAAAAGCCGGGTTATTACGTTGCAATACCGGCGTGTAAACCTCTGAACCGTAAACGCGGATAGCGAGCTCATCCCAATAATCGCCGGCAATTGTGGTTGTCGTTGCCATAACCTAAACGGCGGCCGTTCGTTCCCAATGACTTTGCATTGTTTGGGAAACCATATTGGAAATGTGCTGTGCGTGGTCGCTTAAGAGGCTAGCGAAATGTGAGGCGTCTCCGGTATGGTGAATGGTCGGATTGTAATTAATGTTCACATTTGGCGATGACTCTTCCCGCCTATTACTAGCTAATTGCCTTTCTAGATTCGCGCTACGCTCTGACGAGGCCCCGGGCCGGGTGCCCAATATGTGCAGATGCGACGCTTTATTCTGAAATTGGCCCGGCCGGTCAGCATGAAACTCGATTGTACCCGGCCGGGAAGCTGTCTCTTGGATTTTCATCCACCCGGCCTCAGTTAGTACATAGTCACCGTACTTAACATGATACTTGGCCATTTCTTGGGGGTTAAGGCCGACATAGTTGCCAGTTAAAAGCCGATTACCCTTCGGCCCGTATTGGCTCGAGCGACCTTCCCAGTCGTACTCTTCCCGCACCGCCAGGCCGCCACTTGCATCCGTCAGATCTGACAAACCAGATAATCCGCTGAACGCGCCACCAAAGGCACCCGGCATCTGAGAAAGTTGCTGTAAAGCTTGCGTGGTTGCCGTCACCGCACTTGTCATCGTGATTAGACTTTGAGCCGCCGTAATATTAGCCGCGCTCGATTGCGTAACCGCTTCGGTGTTTTTCCTGGCCGCTTCCATCGCCTTTCGCGCTTCCTCGAGTTCGGCTTTGTCTTTGTCGATTTGCTCCTGAGTTACTCCGGCCAGTCGGTCGGCTTCCAGTTTGTCTTCTGCTTTCCAAAAACGATCGGCCGCTAGACTTGCTGCCTTCGAAGCCTCACCGCTTCCTTCCGGCGTGTTGGGTAACTTGGACAGCTCTAACCCGTATTTACTATAATCCTCCCTGAATTTGGTCATGCCTTGACCGACTTCGCCCCAATTCATCGTTATTATTCCGTGCATCACCTTCCCGAGATCATCGAGGTAACTGGTTAGCTCAGTCGTCAGTTTAACGGTATCGCTCATCGCCATCTCGACTGACTGCATGTTGTAAAGAACCATCGGGTTGCCGGCTAAAGTCACGATCTCATCGATTAGGTTAATCAGCGGATCGATAAACTTTTTCATCGAATCTACCCAAGCATTACCCTTGGCGGTTAGTACTTCCTCGAGGTTCCCGGTCGAGGGAATCATCACCTGAGTAAACATTTCGTTTATATCGAACCCGCCGAATAACTTCCTAACCGCCGCACCCAGCTTTTCCCCGATGGCCTGCATTTTCGGCATCAAATCCATTCGCTCAAACATGTTTGGCAGATAAGTCAGGATTGCTTGAGCCCGATCCTTTAATTGCACGAACCAATTATGCAACGCTTCCCAGAGTGGCGAGTTATCAATGAACTTGAGAAATTCAGCGGTGAACACGTTAAAGAAGTCGCCCATATCGCGCATCGCTAACCCGACCTTGTCTTCAAACGTGGTCAAGAGTCCCACGAACGTCTCGCTAAAGTGAACCATGGCGTCCGCGAACAGACCGTCACCGTGGGTCAGGTCCTCAATTACCCGGGTGATGTAAGAGCTCGAAAGCAAATGCTTCTCAATCATCTTGTGCAGCTCTTGGTTAGTTTTCCCGGTTAACTTTTCTAACGCTTCCCACACCGGAACGCCTAGCTGGGTCAATTGATTGATTTCCCGCGTGGTTAACGTCTGGCTTGTGATGGCTTCGCCATAGGCCAATGCGGCCCGGTCCATCTCGGGTTTCCCGCCACCCGTGCCGGCCACGATGTTTCCGAGGTCTTTAATCGTCTCGAGCAAATCCTCCTTTTTAATGCCGAACCCGCTCAATCTTTGGGCCGCTTCCATTAGGTCGACCAATTGGAACGGGCTCGCATAGGCGACTTGCTGGAGTTGTTGGGTCAAGCCTTGGGCGAAAGCTTGGCTCCGGAACAGGTTACCGAGGCCGCGAACCTTCAATTCCATTTGGCCGGCTTGCATGCTGGCTTCCTTGAAAAGGTCCACCATTTTTTCGAGGCCCTCAGTGGCTAGGTGGATCCCTTCACGGATCCCTTCGAAAATAGCTTCGCCCGTAAACACACCGGCTACCGTGGCCTTGAACGCCCGGAAACTTTCGTCGGCGTGTTCTACTTCCCGGGCCGTCTTTTGGGCCCCGCTCGAAACCTGGCTAAACCCTTTCGAAGCTTGGCTGGTCGAGTCGGTTAGAGCCTTGAACGCGGCTGTACTTTCCTTGCCAATCGCTCGGTTGACCGTGTTTACTGCGTCACCAAGCTTTTTTAAATCCCGTTCGCTGAGTCCAATTGCTTTCGCCAAGTTCGACTCATTCCCGGTGATTTGGATATCAAGCTGCAGGTCTTTTGCGCTCGGCATTTGCTCTCAAATTACCGTTCCCGCGGCCGATCCGGATCCAAAAGCTTACCGAATGCGTTGGCCCATTCGAGGGCCTCACAGATTGGGATACTCAGCCAATACTCGAGGCTAGTATGTGAATTGTGCGCGAGGGCCGCGTAGAAACATCTCAGCTCAAGGAAAGCATCTTCTCCGCTCCCATTTTCGCGAATCGTGCGGAGAATATCAAACCTTGAGCCAACTTGAAAACCGCCATCGCATCCGCCATCGAAAGCCGATTGAAATCCTCTGTAATCATGGGCGGATTGAGCATGCAAATCATGAGCTTTAAAAATTCGGGGTCTTCACTCTCATGATCGTATTCCCGTCGTACGGCCTTGGGAACGTCGCGGATGTATCGCCGCTTGAGTTCGGCGTAATCGTTGTACATGAGTTTGGTCGAATTGACTTTTAAACGATCCAATCGTTGCCGGATCCGGCCGCCAACTTCAATCGGTTCGGTTAAGAGTAGGGAATCACCGGGGAGCTCGGGATCAACGTCCGGAGACGGGGCCGGCTCGGGTTCGGTTCCATTTGGATCGCTTATCCCGGGGCTGTCATCCGGTCGGACTACGGTGCCGGGCCTTACTTCTTCAATCGTGGGCATACCTTTCAAATTACCCAAGAAACAGAAATGACGGCCGCTGCTGTGCTTCAACGGCCGCCATTCCCCGACTGAACCAAACGAAAGCTTTAACCTATAATTGACATGGTACGCGCATTAATATTGACGCCATTAAGCACGCAGGGACCAGCAAACGGATCGATCTCCTGGCGTTTTTGCCCGTCCAAATAGACCGCTAAATACGTTACCGTCCCGTCAACGATCAAATCCCCTTTAGTCGAGTATTCCCGCCGGCCATGGTCAAACATGGATGGAATGACATTAAGGATGAGCTCCTCGGCTATTTCCTTGTATGTGCCGGTGTCGGACGAATAAACCTGCACCGCCGAAACGACTTTGACTTGAGCCGCGCCACCCGTGAAAAGTCCGAACGCGCTATCCGTGGGCGCGTGGAAATTGAATTGGATGGTCATGTCCTGGACGTTGCCGACCACGGGCAAATTGAGCGAGCCATACACGCCGGCAGCCCGGTACTCGCTCTTCTCAAATTGCACCTTCGGACAAGTGCAGCTTACTAGACCAAGAAATACACCGGAATTCGCGTTGTAACTCTTATTATAGGCTTTCCAATTTTTCACTACGTTCGGATAATCCATAATGCCTCCTTACCAACGAGTTACGTAAGTTTTTACTATTTGACGTGCTTCCATGTTTTCCCCGTAAGAATGGTAGAAATCATCGACTTCGTTACATTGAATTTCTCGGCAATTGCTTTCCGAGGAAATCCTTCAACGTCCAAGTAACGAATCTCGCGAACATCATCTTCATTAAGTTTGCGGGCGCAACAACCGGGATGAGTTGTGGTACCGTGCTTCTCTCCGGTTGCTCGGCTTTCTGGGTGCGTATGTGTCCCTTGTCGAGCCCCTTTGGCTTGCCGTCCCTTTCGGACCGCATCATCCATATTATCTTTTTGCGTGCCTAAAAATAAATGATCGGGATTGAAACATGCGCGGTTATCGCATGTATGGCACACAAATAGATTCTCGGGAATCTCTCCGCGAAAACACAGCCATACGAGACGGTGAACGGTTTGCGATTTTCCTCGCCAATTCATAACACCGTAACCGTGACTCCCTATTGCCAATTGCCACACCCAGCAACCGCGCTCATTCTCCTTGAAGTTTCTCAGCAACCGCTCTTTTAGACTATCAGCCATCGCTTAAATTACCCTCCGGAATTTGGAAGCGTGATTGACTGGATGGCCGCGGTCATGCCAGCCACATCATAGCTGAAATTGAGTTGAATAGTCCGCATTGGCGTTGGCGGGCTGCAGATAATGGAAAAGGTGTAAATGCCGGCCAAAATGTTTTCGGGCGGATTGTCATCGGGATTGAACGTGCAACGGAACGTCCACGAAGCACCGGCCGTGACCAAGCTATTGCCCCATTGCTGCACTGAGTTTTCGATGGTTGACAAGCTTGTGAGATTCCCGGGTTGGTCGACGTAGCCAGCCAAGAAAATGGAGAGCGTATTTTCCATCCATATGAAAAAATCGCTTTCATTAATCCAGAAATCCACCGGATCGGTTGCTTGAACCGTGCCAGAATCAAACGAGCAAGTGTAATCGCCAAGTGTTTTCCAACCCTGCGAATTAACGAAGCTGACAATGCCCAAGGTTTCGATATAGGCCGCCTGAGTCTCACCGACACTAATCGGCTGGCCCACTCCGAGAATGGTTCCGGTCGCTGCAATCGCTTTATTGCTGGGGCTCACGAATGGCAGATTATTCGCGGCCCGGGCCTGATTGGCCTTTGTGACCGCAAGCACGGTGGCCCCGTGATATGAATTGGTCCCAAGTGCGATATTTGGCCAAACTAAGTTTTCGAACCGGGATTCGTAATTGTTCGTTGCCTTCCAACTAGCCAGCTGACTGTAGTTGGTGACAACCGTATGGTCGGTGTCGGCAATGAACGTTGCTTTAAATCGTTGCGCGGTCAGACTCTGCACCCGAGCATTGCCGGCCGCGGCTACCATTGGGTTTTGGCTAAAGCCCGGAGTGATTAGTTGCCCGAGGGTTATGTTGAAAGTGTCGTAAAGCTGGTCGAAAAGCTGGAGGCCCGTATTGATGCCGCTTGAAGTCGTCTGACCGATAATCGCGGCCGCGTTGACATTGGCCAGATTGGGCGTCGAAAAGCTCGCCGTTACCGAGGTTTCGCTCATTAGCGGCGAACTAGCATAAACCAATATGGTCCCCGTCTGTAACGTTGTGTCGTTATAGCTGTAAGTATAGTCGACGCCATTAACGTAAGTAATCCCGCTAATACCTTTAACGACCAAACTCGCCAAAATAACTTCTTTATTGATCGCAATTTCACCGTTGTTGTCGATTTTGAGTCCGGCGAGCGAAGTCGGCTGACTCATTATGAACGGATCGAAAACGTTGACGAACACCAATGGCGCAACCGGCCCATTGACGTTCTCTATCATTGCGTAGTCGTAGAGCTCGGCGCACCCATAGCCCACAACGCCAGGGCCGAAATTGGTACAGACCCCAAGCTGCATTGTGAAATCCGATGGGACCTCCACCAATACCAATTTGTTGACCACGCTAGCATATCCGCTAGAACTCCACCCATACCCTGGCACGCTATGAACCGGAGCCGCACCCACGCACCCGATAACGCAAGCCTCGGCCGGCTGAACCACTTGCAAGCTGGTGGGCAATTCCTTGGAAATGACGCCGCGGGGATAAGCCATAATCTATTTTCGTCGGATTGGTGGATTGGCCCCGAGGATAGGCACGGGTTGAACTACGCGGCGACTTCGGCTTCCGGGTGGCCGGCGCTTGGCGAAATCCTCGAATTTGGGGAACCTTGCCTTTATTACCGGGTTTTCCTCGAGCAGCTTTTTGAGATAATCCGGCAAATCCGCATCGTTATAAATATTGTGTTTAAACAGACCGCGAACTAAGTCCGTTTCGCCCACATATATTCTTAGAGCCATCGCTGATAAATTACCGGATTGTAGCCTCTAACTTCAGACCTTAGCGATGGGGTTGTGGGGCCGGAGGAGTGGGAATACTGACCGTGAATGACGGATTGACCAATTCGTTCCAAACCGCTTCATCCGGTTCGGGAGTTGGCACACTAAATACGGCTGCAAAAACGCCAATGAAATATGGGAAGAAATCAACCGCCGGGTCTTCGATTAGTTCGAACGTGGTCGGATGGTCGGTCAATTGGAAAAGGTTACCACGGCCCATTGTAAACGAACCGTCCGAATTCTCGGTGACGGGCGGAAGCCCACGGGCCTCATAAACGCCTTGATTCAGTCGCCAAGCCACGTTTTCGACATCCCGGTATCCACGCCGGCTCAAATCGTCATTCCACGTCAGGATCGCGAAATTCAGATGTACTTCGCCGAATTCGTGTTTCCAACTGGCCGACTGAGCTCGAATCGCGATAGATGGCGCTTTAGGTGCACTGCCCATTTCACCAGCTTGATACATCGGTACATGCCCCTCATAGACTGACATAGGCACCGGGACTGCGCCGTCATCAAGCGGGCTCTTGAAATACATGTCGTGGACCCATACCCGCGCAGCATAGGCCGCGGCCCGCTCAACATCCGGAAGCGTATTAAAAATCATGACGAAGGTTGATTAAATCCGCCGGCTAAGGCGACTCGCATTAAGCGGTCAAGTTCGGTATAAAGGTCAATCGAGATTGATTTCTCGAGTTTCGGTTTAACTTCCGATCGCTGACCAACCATCTGACTTGTGGCCAAACCAACTTCTCGGAAAATCGGATAGCGTGGCGCACCTTTACCAGTCCGGTGCCAGAGGTTTTTCCCGAATATGTGACGTTGAACAAATCCTTCGCCTTTGGCCATTTCGAAAACTTCCGTTCCGCTCCCCATTACAAAGCCCAACGATTCGGTGTTCGGAAATAACATGAGCGGAATTCGGGATCCGGAGACGTGCACATAACCGGTTGTTCCAATCACCCGAACTGGTCCCATCGCCTGCAACGCCCATCGGTAAGCTTTTGAATATTGGCCGCCTAGTTGGTAGCGCTCGCCGGCGATTCGCAAGGCCGCGGTGCGAGCTCGGCGTAGTGCGTATTTGATGGCCGCATTAAGGACAAACCGCGACTTTTTTGGTAGGCCTGCCAGAGTCGAACGGACTTCTTCGAATTTCTTCGGATCTAACGTTATGTCTATGTCCACGCTTGCAGATTATCCCGGGTTTGAATGGTGCGGAGTTGGACCGTCCAAATTCCTTCCCGGAGCCGAGATTGGATAATGCGCTTTCTGACCCCATCGAGCGTAATGTAATCGTTGGCATAGATGGCGGCCGAGCTCGGGATATCGGTTGCCCGGACTTGGAACATCTCATCTCCGACGTTCACAACGGTATTGAACCCATGGGAATGTAACGACAAAAAGGCTGTAACGTCGCGAACCCAATGGACGGTCAGACTTAACGTCAGCCCATCGGAAAAAACGAATTGATGGGTCAAGCCCGCGACTGAAAGCGGAATGTCAAAAGACTGCTGAAAATTCCGATATACTTCCGGGTACGAATCCACGGAGTAAAAAACATCACGGCACGCCAAAGGGTTTAGCGGTCGAATAGCAGAAGCTTGGGCTATGGCGCAACGCAACGTCCACAAATAGGTTCATGGTTATTACGATCTCCCCACTTTTTGCCATGGTGTAGGGGTCGACTATGATATCCGTTCCGCCCCAATAGGCCAAAATCAATTGGTCGAATTTGCCGAATACGACTTGGCTAGTGGAAAGCTGATTGCTGGCTATGGACCGGTAACCGTTAACCGTGTCGTTAGGTTCCCATAGAAAGCTGGGATAATACAAGGTTGTCGCTCGCGGGTCGGATTTGGCGAGTGTTTTCCATAACCCTTTGACTTTCGGACTTGTGACGTAGCAGCAAGTCGGACTTTCCATGAAAACGTTATTCGCGGCCACATTGGTTTCGAATTGGACTACGTCCGACCATGTGTTGTATCCCGAGCCGCTGAAAACCACAGAGGGGCTAGTTTTCGAATATGCGCTCGGCCAAACCGTGTCCGCTACGGTATGCAGGATTCCAAAGGGTTGCGCTCCGGTGCCAGTCCCATTAAAGGCCACATAGTCAATTTGGTGGCCGATCGTTTCGAAAAGGTCATCTCGGACAATGTTGTTAATGTCCAAAACGGACTGGATGAGTAATTGCCGGGTGTATTGAGTCGTTGCGCCAATGCGGTTCGGCGCAAGCAAGACTTGGTCAAAAGTCAGATTGGTTGTGGTTAATGCTTGAGCCTCGGTCACCCACTGGCTCGTTGCGGTCGAGATTTGCCGCGGTAAAGCGATATTGTCACGGAGTCCGGTCATTACCGTTGCGCCAGCGCGGGCGGTGACTAAGACGTTCCGCAAATACTCAACCAAGCTCGGTTCAGTTATTTGCTGGATAGTTTCGCCACCGAGGCCCGCCCCGCCTGTAACGCTCAAGTCGCGGCGAAAGCCGTTCGAAGTCCAAACAAAATCAGGTACTAAAAAGCCTTCGGCTTGCCGGCCGACTTGGCGTTGCATCTCTTGATGCATCTCCAATTCATACCCGCTCAGTTTGCCATCGGCTTTCTCGAGGATTGCTTTACACAGATTATAGCGGCGCCGTTGCTCGGGTTTTTGCCCAAGGTTCGGATCGATCGTTACGATTTGGTCCTGGCGCTTAAATTGGGTGTCTAAAACCCATCTATTGAATTCGGCCACCGGCCGGCCGTCGCGGATGTAGCGGTCCGCTTCTTCCGAAACTCCAAACTTGTCACCTACGGTCCGGATTTCGCGCATCCGCGTGATCTCCGTTTCTCGGATCCGGTCCATTTCCCGGGTAACGTCAACGTCACTTCTCGGCCCAATAGTAACGGGTGAATTAGTGTACGCCACGCCAGCCGGTGGGATTGCGGTTCCGGTGCCGGTTGTAGAAATAACAGTTTCGGCCATATTTATCTCTTCAGAAATTACCCGGGTTTGCTCGCTAACTTCGATATTACAAGGCTCGGTTTGGCCGGCATTTTCACTGCGGCCAATACCAACGTTAAAATCAGCCGGAAGCGTAACTAAACTGATTTCGTAAGGCTTCCACCGGGTGACCCGAAATTGGCGTTTTCCTTGGTATTCCCCGTCTTGGTGCATTTTTTCGACAAAATAGCCAAATGAAGTCTCCGTTCGGATTCCATCCTTAATGTCACGCAACGCTTGGTCCCCTTCCGGGCTATTGCGGAGTTTTGCGACTGCATAGCCTTTTCCATTACGGAACCCGTGCTCGATTACTTTTCCGAGTATCTGGTAGGGATCGTGGTTATCTAGGAATGGAACCGCCCGACGATTTAAACGCTCTTGGTCAATTGATTCGGGACTATGGTCTAAAATCTCGTAAATCATTTCGTCCGATCCGTCGCCGAGTGCACGCAAGACCGGGGCATCGGAACTAAACGAAAACCGGACTAGCCGTTGCTGTTCGTCCAAGTCGGATTCGAGCTTGGCGGCCCGATATTGCAACGGTAAATCCAGCGTAATATTCACGAATAGAAATTACCTATTTCTTGCCTCCCCCTTTCATATTGCCGGGCTTCATATTCCCGGGTTTCATATTGCCGCCTTTCATCATGTCTCCTGGCTTCATGCCTGGCTTCATCATGTCCCCTTTGCTGTCTTCTTTTTTCATGCTTTCTCCTTTGTTTGTTTTTTGCCCGGTGCACCGGCTGGCCCGGGAGTCCCGAGTGTCGATCCCGGGGAGGTTGGAGCGCAAGCACAAGCAAACCCGCCGGCGCAAACGAGCGAACCATGATCATATTCCAGAGAGTCGAATACCCCCCCTATATCCTTTCGAAAAATTTACAGCTCCGATACAGTAACCGTGAATGGGCCAGTTAAGCGCGGTGCCGCTACCGATATAAAGTATTTCTCGAATGCCGCCCCAGAGCATTATTTCCCGTAATAAACAGTCGGAACTAAAACATTTATTGATCGGAATGAGATAGACAATTTCCCGAGCAATCAAAAGAGAATGGCGTAAAAATTTAGAGAAATTCGAATAAGGTGGATTCCCTATAATCCAATCAACCGGCATCCACCATTCAAAGAAATCTTTACCGTCCTTAACCTCACACCAGAAAGCGTTCGGTAAAAATTCCAGAAAAATTCCTTGGCCACGGCAAGGATCGAGTATGCTTCCCGTCGGCATAAAATGTTCAACAATCTTTTGAGCAATTTTTCCTGGAGTTGGAACAACATCACTCTCTAAACCCACATAAGCTTCAAACCCCGGGAGGATCATTTTAAGCGACTCCGGTGACTCGAGAGATAAAGTCGGTCGTTCATGCTTTCTCCTTTGTTTGTTTTTTGCCCGGTGCACCGGCTGGCCCGGGAGTCGGTGTTTTCGGCACCGTCTTTTCAGCTTCTGATACGTCCACCGTCGCTGCGCTCCCAATCTCCTCGCTGGATAGATACGGGTTGCGGCCTCGCGGATCGGTAAAGACCAATTGGTACTTGTCGATTAATTCGCGTTCCCGGTCTAGTTCTTCCAAGGTTTCCTCGAAATCCAATCCGCGTTGGGCTAGTTCGTGGCTCCGGGTCGACAAGCCGAAACTGATATCGTTTATGGCCGCCTCGGATTCTTCCCGCGGATTAATGTAGCTAAAACCCCGAGGCCGCCAGAAGATGTTCTTTTTCACGAAATCCAATTGGGCGAATGGAATGTCTAGTTCGCCCGCTAAAACTGCGGATTCGAGCCAGGCTGTAAAAATCGGCCTCATGTTCTCCTCGATAAAGAACCGTTGAATCACTCGCCACCATTCCCGCTCCGGTTCCCGGGCATAGCGCGAGCTCGAGAAATTTACCTTTTCAGCGTCGTTACCGAGCGTGTTGTAATTGATCCCCATGGCAACGCCCATTGCCCGAATGATGTTCGTCCGAAAATCGTGGTAGGTGTCTAGTCCGTGGCCCGGATCAAAGGGTTTGAAGGTCTTGCCTACCGGGAGGTCAATCACGGCACCCGGGCTCACTTCTTCGATTGGCTCGCCCGTAACCGCGGTATCCTGGCCTTTATACTGGCCGGCATCCGGCGCCGTTTCTAAAAATCCCATTTTACTGACCGCCATCCGTTGGCCTATCGCGGTCGCTTCTTCGTATTTGTGCAGCATCCGCGACAACATCAAAATTGACGCAAACCACGATATTCCGCGCACCGCTGTTATCCGCTCTTTGATGTAGGGATGCAGCATGTCAGAGGCTAACACCCGGTGTCTGGCCGTCTGAATTTGATTTACCCACAAATCCGATTGGACGTTATCGTAAAGCCAATAAGCGGTCGGTCGGCCCCATGCGTTAGTTTCAACGCCGGTCGTAATGTATTTGTCCCGGCCATAGATTTGGTTGTACCAGATATCTAAAGCATCCACTTCCAGTAACTGAATCGCGAACCGGAACCGGTTCCCGGGATAGCCGCGGATTAATCGGACCAGACAACCGCCATCCCGAGCAATTGCCCGCAATGTTAACTCATCGGCTTGGACTCCGGAATAAAGCCCGGTGACATCATAAACGCCGCGCTGACGGAATTCGTCCCAAGCTTCATTAATCTGCTTGTTTAACTTCTCGTTTAGATTGCTGCCTTTTTGATTCGGGACTCTGGCCTGAAGCCGGATCCCTTGCTGGCCGATTACGTTATTGCAAAGCTCGCGCAAAAATCCGCGGGCGTATGGATTAGAGCGCTCGAGGTCGCGGGCGTAGTTGGTAATTCTCCGCCAAGCGTTTAAGACCTCATACGAACCCGAGGTCGACCATGCGAGCCAATCGTAATTGAGATCGGACGGGACAGCTTGCTCGTAAATCCGGGTCCGCGGTAAATGAATCCCGGGGTTAGCCGGCGGTTTTTGCCCGAATAATCGCTTGAGATCGGCGAAAATGCCCATTTAGGAGCAAATTACCGACCGGAATCGCTCGGAATGGCTTCACCTGAAGACGAAACGCGGGATAATGCGTTTGGACCGGCTGTTACCGCTTAAAACCGCTTGCTCGTCCGCCACCCGGTTCGCAAGGCTATTTCGGATAAACCACAGATCCTTGACGTTATGTTCGGTGTAACTTTGCCCGGCATACATTACCTGACTCATTTTGTCGGCGTATATCGACAATAAGGTTTGGTCTAATACGGCAAGCTGCTGTTGCAACATCGTTTGGGTTTGCTGCGGAGCCGCTGCGGTGATGTCGCTTACTACGCTGATTGATCCCGATTGGATCGTGTACCGACACCCATCGGTCGAATCGACCATCTGACACGTCCACAAATACGGTTGCGGCGTTAATGGGGCCGTGTCGGCAGCCGGGAAATCCCATTCGAAAACCCCTTGGTCCGTTGTGGCCACGCTCGTGACCTTGTTGCCGCTGCCCGGACCCACGAAAGTCATCGACCCCGTGAAATTCGCATAGGCGCCGATTACGCGCGTGAATTCCCAGCAGTCGCCGACCACGAGATAGGGTGGCATGATTATGGTCTGTGGCGCTTGCTGCTCAATCCAACGCCACATTCCGCTCGAGTATTCGTAGCTCACTGGCTCAAATTACCGTTGGGAAATAGCGGGGCCGCGTCCGGGAATCCGTTTATCGCACCCGCCAGATATTTCCGGATTATCGCCCGCCGGCGCTCCGGTGTTCCCTCACCGTTCAAACTCCGGGTTTCCCTTTGGATCAGATCCAGCAAAAGAGCCGGTGCTAGGTTTTTCATTAAAAAACAAAGTTTACAAAAATCCGGATACGAAAGGTATGGCTTAAATCGGAGTAGTCCGTGGGTCCTCCGGTCTTTAAATCGAGCGAGGTCGACCGGTGGGTAACCGCCTCGCCGGCCGGCTAACATGGTCCGGCGCAATTCCAGAATCGTTTTATCGTGAATCAATCGGCCGGTTTTCAAGTCCACGTTAAAAACTATTCTCAAGGCTTTAACTAGCTCGTGGCGCGGAATACTAAACCCACTCTGGATTAATCCGCGGACTAACCACTTTTGGGCCCGCAATTCGTTTTCCCGGGTGCAAAGGGTCCGCAAGCTGCATAGCTTGTGCTGGATATCTTCCATGGCCTCGGCGCTCCGCCAATCTGCCACGGCGTTTTCGTCGCATGATTCGGCCGTCTCATCGCTCGAATGCGCCATCATGCTTGAGCGCAAATGTTCGTTGCAAATGGTGCGGGCGGAATTCTGCACAGTCGCGTTTAGATAGCTGAAAACGCGGCCCGCTTCCGGCCGGTAGGTCCGCAAGGCTCGCCATACCTTCACCCGGATCCGGCTGTAAGCATCGCCCACGTCAACCCCGTAAACCGTGACCGCCCGGCCGAGCATCCCGTGAATGAGCGGATCGGCCAGACGCAAAACTGTTTCCGCGTCCCGCTCTAGTTTCGATTCCTGATAGGCTAAAACGGCCGCCAAGAGCTCAGATTCGTTGACGGGCCTGTCCATGCCTAATAGATGCCTCGCCAGCCCTTGCGCCGATTTAGGAGCTTTGGCGGGGGTGGCCGCACCGGCGTATTCATGGGGTCCTTTTTTTCTGGCGGGGCCGGCGGCCGCTCGGGTTGGTTCTCCCGCCAATCGTGCAACGGCTGGTTATGCAAGCTGCGCTCGATTGCATCGAAATCCGGATTAAGAATCTCAACGGCCGCCAACGCTTGAATCCGGGCGTCTAAGGCTTCATTGCGGATCCCGCTGGAGGTCTTGGTGAAAAACTTCACTATCCGGCCGCTCTGATAGGTCGTCCGCAAAATCTCTGACACTAATTGCTGGCACCAAGTCGCGTCGTAACCGCACCGCGCATTGTTTGGTATATGCTGATAGCCGGGCCCGTACTCGACGATATTAAGCCGGCTATAAAGGGCCGCCTTAGCGCCGTCGACTTTCAAAAGGAAAAGCCGCTGCTTGCCCTGACTTCGCGCTACCCAAGCCGATTCGAACCCACGGACCCCTTTACCGCAATAAATCGGCCGCGGTGCGCACCGGTACGAAAATTGGTAAATCTGTGTGGGCAGATTCCCCGAATCAATCACTGTACAAGCCACACTTAATTTGTGGCCGCTCATGTGCCGAAATGTCGTCTGGATCCAAGTGTCTAGTTCTTGGTATATGGCTGGCGTTTCGGTGTTCCCTCTGAAAACTTTGTACTCTACCCCGTAATGCTCGCCGAGCCGGCCAATCCCTAAAATTTCGGCTTCAATTCGGTCGGTCTGAACGTCGGCTCCGCATACCAGAAATAGCACGCGATCCGGTAGAACAATTCCGTCCGCGTCTTCAAAATACGATTCGCGCCGATCATAGATTTTTTGGTATTCCGGCGGTTTTTCCGCTTCCGGTTCCCAAGTCTCATTGAGGAGCAAATTTAAAAATGTTTTCCGCCCTGGCGCACCTAGCCTCTCGGCCTCGAAAAACCGGGCCGCGAAATAATGCAACCACGACCGATAGCCGCGTTTCACCGGACCCAACGCTAGAAAACAATCGCCCGAATACCCACGGTGATTCCTTACCTCCGGATTGGTCGCTATCCACTCACCGCCCTTTACCATTTCCATCCGTTGTTCGTCATTAATGACTTTCGAGCATACCGGACACTGCAACCTAGCTTGCTCTATGTGATGCTTGATAACGTGGCCTTTAGCGTCCCGGTCCTTTGGCCAGATTAAATGTGTCCAACGCATTACATAGGCGTGGTTACAATAGACACAGCGGACATGCCAAAATCGCATATCGCTTTGTTCGAAATCCGCCGTTATCCGGCACGCACCGGCTATTGTCGGCGTCGACGCACTGATACTAAACGCATCCTCAAACCGGGCGCTTCGTTGGCGCACCAATAGGATCGGATCCCCGTCTTCCCCTACGTCGCTTACAAATGCGCTCGTCTCGTCAAATATCGTGATCCGGGCCGAATGAGCTCGCAATTGAGCCGGGCTGTTACTCCCCCCAGCTATGTACCATCCGCCGGGAAATAGTTTTACCATTATCCGTTGTTCGCCCGCTCCGATTCGAACGTGCCGCCGTTGGCTCGTATCGCTTATTACCCGGCGTAAAACCGGCGTCTCCGTTATCAGCGGATTAAGTCGGTTGCGGCAATAATGCCGAGCGCCATCCTCGGTCGGGTGCACGTTCAGAATGCTCGTAGGCATTTCGGCCATGATGTAACCCGTGATTCCCGTTAAAATTGCCGACTTGCCTAAAAGCTGACTGCAAAATTTGATGGTTAACTGACTGCATTCCGGATCCAAAATCGCGTCGAAGATCTCGACTTGATACGGATAACAACGCCACCGTCCTTTCTTGCTCGCACCGGGTTCCATTACCCGATGTTCTTCCTGCCACTGGCTAACGCTAACCGGTTCCCGTGG